TCAAGCGCCAAATGACGCGGCTTTTATAGACTTGCTTAAAACGCTGGCGATTTTCTTAACTGGATCTCTTGGCGGTGTATTGGCTTCCAACGGCCTGAAAGATAAATCGAACAGCGACACGCCCAAAACCACGCCTAATCCTTGACCTTGTCAGACTATTGCTTCATTCTGTTATCAGGGAGCGAAGCACAGTAGCTCTCTGAACGGGAGCAATTATGTTAGTCACGATAGATATTGGTTGGGTCATGTTGGGTTTCTTGGCTACAACAGTGTTGTTTTACACGTTAGGCGTTAACGCTGGTCAAGCCAATGGCTACATGCGCGGACGTGCCGCCGGTATTAAACTAGGCAAGCTAATCAAGGAGCAATCATGAGCTTCTTAGATAACTATGAAGGCGTTGCCGAAAGAATTAAGCGCTTTTGGGCAACCTATCCAACGGGCAAAATCCACACGTCGATCGTTGACGTCGATATAAAGTCGGGCTACATCTTGGTTGAGTGCCGTATCTATAAAAAATACGAGGACGAGCAGCCAGCAGGTATTGACTACGCTTTTGGCAATGTGGCCACTTACAACGTCAACATGAAAAAATGGTTCGTTGAGGACACAGTAACTTCTGCAATCGGACGTTGCGCAGGGCTGGTCTTAGGTACAGACACAAGGCCAACTCAGGAGAATATGCAACAGGCTGAGCAGGTTGACGTGCAAATCGTGCGTCAAAGTGCTGAGGACGTCGATCTTTGGGCAACCTCAATCAGTGAGGATCTAGTGCCAGCAGCTAGTGCAATCGAACAGATCAAATCTCAACTGGGCGGCGTACAGGTAGCAGCTGCGCCAATCTGCTCACATGGACACATGATCTGGCGTGCTGGCGATAAGAATGGCAAGGCTTGGGGCGGTTATATGTGCGTTGAGAAAACCAAAGCCAAGCAATGTGCGCCACGTTGGTTCATGCTTGGCTCAGACGGCCAGTGGAAGCCGCAGGTGTAGTCATGGGCGACTTTGAGATGATTAACCTGACGACAGGTGCGCGCTTGCGTATCGACAAAGACGGATCAGAGCTGCGAGATGAGGTCATTCCACCGGCAATCGAGTGGTGCGATAAAGGCCAACACTATGCGCCCAAAATGGGCGGTCGTGATGATTACAACATTTTGTGGATTTGTCTGGCGTGCCAGCAATGATGATCAAAATGAAAATATCAGACGCAGATGAATGGGCTATACACAATCGAGCGGCTCAGGTCGTTTTCTCGCTAGATGATTTAAGTCGAGTCCAGCGATATAACGCAAAGTTAAACAATTATGAACGAGTCACAGAGTATGCAGAGTCTCTGGGCGCTGAAATGGTTGTCGCCCGGTATTTTAACCTTGACTATGACGTCAATGTCTCCAATGGCAAGCGCAATGCAGATGTAGGCAAAGGCATTGAGGTCAAATGGACTTCGTACATAAACGGATCTCTGATCGTGTATCCAAATGATCGAGTAGATGATGTTGCAGTGCTTGTCGTTGGCAGATCACCTGAGTATTACATTGTTGGCTGGTTGCCGGTAAAGCAAGCCATGCAAAAGCAATTTAAGAATAGCCAGCAAGACAGCTGGTGGGTCAATCAAGACAGCCTAAATCCGATTGGCGATCTAGTCAGGAGCAGCTATGCGACAACTCATATTTGATTGCTCGATCTGCGCAAAGCTTTACGGTGACGGGCGCAAATTGCACTTACTATCTAAGGGCAAAGAGCTAACGCTTCATGAGTGGTTCAGCCAATGTTCGGGCTGTGGCACATTTGGCGTCAAGCTAGTTGATGAGTCGCTAGTCGAGTCGCTATGAGGACGGTTATTAAACACACCTGCGATTGTGGCAAATCCTTCGACATTGACAGCGCAAGGCCGTTGGTTGCTGTGACTATCCTGCAAGTCTCGATCAAGAACCATTCAGAGGATTGCGAGAAGGCCTGTGGATAACCTGTGGACAACACGCCCAAGCCTATGCTCAAAACCTGTGGATAACTCTGGCCTACTTGACTCGCTGGTGTACGCTGGAGCATACAAGTCGCAGGAGATTTTATGACCTACAGACAGAATGATTTTGACTCTTTCAGGTTAATCATTAAAAGCAAAATAAAAAAAATTGTGCTGTTATCAGTAATTGCCAGCGCAGTAACAGGCCACAGCTCTGCCTACGGCGTCGATTACCGGGACGCAATTAAATTATATGCACACAGCCAGATCGTAAATGACAGCCAATATCAGTGCTTTTACAAGCTAATAACAAAGGAAAGTAATTGGCGAGTAAATGCAAAGAACGGTAGTCATTACGGCATAGGTCAAATGCGTAACGTTAAGTACAAGAACCTTGACGGCTTCAAGCAGGTCGATTGGTCTAAGCGATACATTGAAGGCCGATATGGAAGCATGTGCAATGCTTGGCGCTTCTGGTTAAAGAATGGATATCACTGATGTCAACCAAAAGTGCAAGAGCTACTGGTGGAAACACTAGAGCTTGGCGCAAGATCAGAGAACGGATACTGATACGTGACGGCTATTGCTGCCAATACTGCGGCTCAGAAAATGCCACAACAGTTGATCACGTCATGCCTATAAGCAAAGGCGGCACTGATGAGCCTGACAACCTTGTAGCTGCATGTACTAGGTGCAACTATTCAAAGAATGACAAGGTAGGTCAGTTTTTTGGACAGCCTAGAACACCTCTGACTCTTCCCTTCCTGTTTTCACCGCAACAAGAGAGTACAAGTCATGACTAAGGCTGGACAGGGTCGCACAAGGGCGCTAAAGGCCGTACCAGAGGCGAACAGAGATGAACAGGGAATTGCTCTGGAGTCTAAGCGTCTAATTGGCTCAGATCGCCCTAGAATTCACTCTGCGCTTAACGATTTGCCGTCCAGAGGCCAAGAAGTCATTGACTTTGCCGAGTCCATAGGCGTAAAACTTATGCCTTGGCAAAAATTCGTGTTTATAAATGCTTTGAAAATTAAGCCTGACGGGCGCTGGAAACACCCGGTCGTCGTGATCGTTGCAGCTCGGCAAAACGGTAAATCAACAATCATGGAAATGTCGATTCTTGCCAGAATGTTTTTGTGGAAAGAACCTTTGCAGCTGGGCAGCGCACACGTACTCACAACCTCACTTGAGACGTTTCGCCATATCGTCAACATAATCGAAAGCAATAAGAAGCTTGCATTGCAGGTCAAGAAAATTCGCTGGGCGCATGGGTCAGAGGAAATCGAGTTGAAGTCTGGCGCTCGCTATGTGGTTAAGGCTGCCAACGCAGCTGCTCGCGGTTTCGCAAAGCCTGAGACGGTGTACATGGACGAAACTCGTCAACTCAAAGACACTGAGGCTTGGTCTGCTATGCGGTACACAATGATGGCTGCAAAAAATCCTCAGCTCTGGACATTTTCAAATGCTGGCGATCAACACAGCTTAATTTTAAACCAGCTGCGCGATCGAGGGCAAGCAAGTGCGGCTGGATCTGAGGACGATATTGCTTACTTTGAATGGTCTGCATATTCGGACAAGATCACTGACGAAAAGAACTGGGTCGCAAGCAATCCTGCCCTTGGACACACAATTCATGCCGACAATATCCGCGCGGTCTTAAATGATCCGCCTGACGTCGTCCAGACCGAAGTGCTTTGTCGCTGGGTCAACACAATCTCTGGGGCGATACCGGCAAAAGAGTGGAACGAGTGCGGCGGGGCTGAGGTACATCTCGACGTCGAAAAGGTGACATGGTTTGGACTTGATCTTTCGCCGGATCGACGAGACGGGGCTTTGGTTGCAGCGCAGAAAAATCCTGACGACACTTTTATCCTCAAGCTGCTACACACTTGGCACAATCCGATTTCGCTCGACGATAAGGCGATCGCAAATGACATTGCGCCCTATGCCAGAAAATATCCTGTTGAATATGTAGCTTTTAGCAAGCGGACAAGTTCTGCGGTAGCTGCTCGACTCGCACCTGCTGGAATTCCAGTGATTGACATTGACGGCGCGTTGTACGGCCAGAGCTGTGATGAATTATTAGGAGCGATTACCTCAAAGCGGCTCATGCATGGAAAACAGGCAGAATTATCCAAGCAGATACTATCGGCCGTCAGATTACCAATGGGCGACGGCGGCTGGATTATCGGACGGCGCGCCTCAAGCGTTGCGGTCTGTGCGGCTGTGGCCTCAGCTTTGGCGACACACTTTGCGACACGCCCTGAAATGGAGATCGACATTTTCTCAGCCTAGGTGTATATGCCACCTTTACACTTAGCGCATGGGTCTATTTTCGCGCACTGTCACAACACAAGCGCCTGAGGCGACGGCGGACATTGAGGCGTCACTAGCGCCAGTAAATGTCACCAGCTCGCTTTACAATATCTACGGCGTTGCCGGTATTACAGCTTCTCGCGTTGAATTTATGTCAGTGCCAACATGCGCTCGCGCTCGCAACATTATCTCGTCGAGCGTCGCTTCAATTCCGCTTAAAGTGCGCACAAAGCAAGACGGCGCAAGAGTTGAGACACCGCCAAAATGTATTAACCAACCAGATCCACGTGTGCCGGGCTTTGCGACTTACGCATGGTTAGCCGAGGATTTATTGCTATACGGTTACGGTTACATGCGCATTTTGGAAATTTATGCTGATACATATCGAATTCGCAGCGCAGAACGTATCGACCCAACACGCGTGACAATAAAAACAAATGCAATGGGAACAGAGATCGAGTATTACTGCGTTGACTCAATACCTGCACCATACGAAGGCGTTGGCAGCCTTGCAGTTTTCTACGGCGTAGATGAGGGAATTCTTAATCGTGCCGGTCGAACAATTAAAGCTGGAGCAGAATTAGAACGCGCTGCAACAATGTACGCGCGCGAACCAGTGCCAACAATGGTTTTGAAATCTAACGGCACAGCGTTGCCAGCAGATCGCATTGCTAAGTTGCTTGAGTCTTGGGGTCAAGCTCGTCGCAATCGCTCAACTGCGTTTCTAAATGCTGACGTTGAATTGCAGACACTTGGCTTTGATCCTGAAAAGTTACAGCTCAATCAAGCCCGTTCTTATGTATCGACCGAACTTGCCAGAGTCACAGGAATTCCGGCTTATTACGTTGACGCTGAGTCAGGATCGAGCATGACATACAGCAACGCAACTTTGGCGCGTCAATCGCTCCTGGACTTTTCACTTCGCCCAATCATGACGGCGATCGAGGAACGCTTGTCAATGACAGGCATGCCAAATGACTTTGTACCGGCAAGCCAAGAAGTTAAATTTGATTTGGACGATTACTTGCGCGGATCTGCAAAAGAACGTGCAGAAGTGTACAAAATTCTTTACGACATTGGCGCTTTGACTTCAGATGAAATCCGACTAGAGGAAGAAATGATCAGATGACATACAGCATACAAAAACCAATTAAAATGGACTTTTCAATTAAAGTCGAAGCTGCGGATTTTCCAAAGCGTGAATTGTCTGGTCGCATTGTGACGTGGAATGAGGAAGGCGTCACCAGCTCTGGATCGACTATGTTTCAGAAAGGCTCGATTACTTTGGGCGAGACAACCAAGCTTTTGCTCGAACACCGCCGCGAGTCTCCAATCGGTTTTCTTAAAAACTACACCGAGGACGACGAGGGAATTTATGCAACCTTTTCTATCGGCAACACCACCGCCGGATCTGACGCGCTAGTCGAAGCGTCAACTGGTCTGCGTGACGGTTTTAGCGTCGGAGTTATTGCCCAAAAATATAAAAACGTTGACGGCGTTTTAGTAGTTAGCGCAAGCGCGCTCAAAGAAGTTTCATTGGTTACAGATCCAGCCATAGCTTCGGCAAAGGTTGAAATTGCAGCTAGTGAGAACAACAATTCTGAGTCCGAAGTGGAAGCAGATGAACAACCTACAGAAGGAGACAAGCAAGTGGAAACACCTACAACCGTTCCAGAAGTGTCAACCGAAACGG